ATAGGGGGTGTTCTTTTGTATATTCCTTGAAATGACCACGGCACAGATGCACTCGGTTATGTGATAACGGCGTTGTTTGTTCCTGATATCCGCGCTTCTTGTTTGATGGCAGGACGAGATTTAGAACATGATAATCAAATATCGGTTGTTTGCCTGATTTAACGCGCTTTTTATTGAGCTTGGCAGGTGCTTGTATTTTTTCAGTTTGGATGTTTTTGCAGTTTAACAGTCGGACGGTTTTTTCAATATTTGAAAGATATGCAGGGATTACATTAGCTTGGCCATCCCATAGCATCGGATGATTAATAAGTGGGCAGATAGATATTTTTCCACATCTTGTTTCAGTTGATATCCTAACACGGGCACCCTTACTGCATAACATCCATCCGTGAACAGGTGATCTCACAAACATTAAAGAGTCAAACGAATAGTAATATTCATCATCGTTTTCTATTTCGCCAGAATAAGGAAGGATATGTCCAAATTGAACGTCAATTAAAAAACCAACCGCAAATTTTCCGGAATCTATTGTATAGTCAAACCAACAATTATCATAAGGAAGTTTTATTGGTTGTTCTTGATAAGAAAATAGATTTTTATTTTCATCAAGCTTAACCATCTCATTAAGTTCATCCATTGATCCAAAGTGAAATTTCTGTGATTGTTTGATTGAGTTTAAAATATTTTGTTCAAAGAAGTTGTTTTTAGTTTTAGATTCGTTAAGTTTATCAATCACCTGATGTGCAAACATATTGCCCCTTTCAATCCCTTGCCGGTAAAATCAAAAATGGGCAGTTAGGGTCCGGCGACCTCATTGAATCCAATACTTCGCCCAAAGATGAACCGACACTATTCAGAGCAATTTCCCATTTTAGCATATTGTTTTCAGTTCCGATGGCGCCAGGGTTTAAATGCTTAATTGCCGCAGTCAATTCTTTATCGTTGTGCCAGATAATAGTCTCGGTTTTCATCGTTATTCCCTTTCAATCCAACATAAACAGCCCTCGGGTGGAATAACAAGATTCTTCTGGTTCTGCCGACATATCCCGACTTTTCAGCCCAATAGCCATAGCGCAAGCCACAGCGCCATCGATCCGAAACCGGGTCTTTGACTTGTCGAGCTTCCGGTTGCCTGCCGGGTCCGTTATAGTCATCGTATTTGAAAAATTCCAGGTTAAGACCGGGTTCCCGTCGTGAATGAACTTCCTTTCAAGGATTGACACCTCAACGGCCTCGACTGCCTGGGTCATCGATGCGTAACCCTGGCCCCAGGGAACAAGCCGGATAGCCCCTGACCGTGCCGTATCTTTTCCATCCACATAACAATCAAGCCCAATAGCGGACATGGCAACCATCAAGTCATCAATCCGGTATCGGTCAAAGGCCATGCCGACAATTGAATAATCTTGGCCGATATGTGCCAATTCCTCAGCAATAAAGCCGTATTGGATTGCCCGGCCCGGCGTAGTCTTGATAAGTCCCTGCTTTTTCCAAACCGAATAAGGCACCCGGTCACGTTTCTGATGATCCAGTAAAGTTTCGCCCGGTTTCCAAAACCATGAGATAACTCGATCTTGTGGGCCGTCTGATACCCCGATAAGCGCCGTTAAATCGGTTTTCCCGGATAAATCAAGGCCAAGGTATATCCTGGAGCCAGGTTCAATCGTGGCATCACCCTGGCAGGCTTGCCATTCGGCCCGTGGGATAAATGGAGATTCAGCCTGGCAGCGTTGATTGCAGTATAGGTTCCTGAATGCAGCCTCAAAGCTCGGCATCCGCTGTGCGCGTTTGGCAGCGGTTTTCATTTCGGGGAGGGAGCGGAATTTTCCAAGTGCAGGGTTGGCAAGTTTCCAGGTTTTGGGATTATCGAAAATATCTTCTGCATCTTCAGGAACACACTTTAAATGACATACAATTGACGGATCTCTGCCGGATAATCCATCGTCAATCAGTGTTGATAAAGGGTGTTGTGGATCGTTAGATTGAGTACTGATGACAATGAAAAGAGGTTCTGACCTTGCCCCAAAAGAAGTATCGAAAGCATCATATAAATCTCGATTTCTTGCCTGGGCGAGTTCATCAAACGCCACAAAAACCGGATTAAAACCAAATTTTGTGCCCGCCTCGGCACTCACTGCCCTAAAAACTGACCCAGTATCGTATGCAATCATCGTTTTTGTGGAGTCAACGATTTTAATTGACGCCATTAATTCCGGGTCGGCCCGAACGATTTGCGCGCAGTACCTGAATAATATTGAAGCTTGCTCTCTATCGTTGGCGCAAACGTAACACTCTGAGTTTATTGTTTTCTCTGGCCCCCAAAGGTGAACCAGAGCCAGACATGATGTCAACATGGTTTTTCCATTTTTCCTGGCCATTGAAAGGATTGCCCGCCGCACAATTCGCTTCCCATTTTTATCTACTGGCCCATAAACATCATTGATAAATTCTTTCTGGAACGGTTCAAGCTTAAACCTTTTCCCTTCGCCTAAACCGGAAGGGACTTTCAAAAGTTCTATGAACTTTATGATGTTCTTTACTCTTTGGGTGTATTTGGCTTTCATATCGCCAATGACGGTTGAAAATGTTTTTCAAGTTTATTATGTTTTTTCAAATTATCTTTCGCCCACATTGGCTGAAGGTTTTTTAATGACCAGCATTTTTTAAAATCAATATGACTTGAGTCTGAATAATTAAAAGCTGATTTTGGTATTATATGATCAATATGCCATTGCCCCATATTGTTCCAAGACATACCGGATTTAAATTTAGATTCGATATGTTTTTTTAAATCATTTAGCGTATATCCAACAAGAGACTCCCATTTCTGGCCATTCTTTGAACCTTTTAAGGATTGCCGAATCCCCGCTGATATTCTACAGTTCAATGTTCCACTTGCCGTATCTCTTATCTTTTGACTGGCTATTCTTGACAACATTCTGGCATGTTCAGGATCTTTTTGTTTCCATTTGGCTATTATTTCTTTTTGGCGTTCTGTGTTGTTCATCCTTCTTTCACGTGTTTTTCTATTTAATTCTGCTCGATTTGCATCTGCATATTTTTTCCATGCTTTCTTTTGCACTTCTTTTAATTTTTCAGGATTATCCAATCCCCATTTGCGCCTTGACTGATCGACCTTTTCTTGATTATTTAAATACCACCCTCTTCCAGCTATTTTCTTAATATCCTTATTTCGAGAATTCCATTCTCTTTGCTTTATCTTGGCTTCTTCTTGATTCGAAAGGTATCTTAATTTATTTTTGATCCCTATACATGATTTACATTCAGATCGGTGCCCATCTTTCATGCATTCTCTTTTTTGAAAATCACGTATTGGCTTTATCACTCCGCATTTTGTGCATTTTTTTTTCTCGGTCCCAATAATAAGACTTGCATCTTGGACACCTCCGAACATCTGAGCATCTTGGATACCATTCATGGCCGCACCTTTTACATTTGAGTGATGTTATTTTTATTTCCATACCATGAATGTATCATACATAAGTAATTTTATCAAGTGAATAAACGCCCCTGGCCCGTTCCGGATGGGACCGTCAGTTGTTCGATGAAGTTGATAATCTTTTGAACGCGCTCGGAATGTTTCATTCAATACCCTCAATTTGAGGATGGAGCGTCCGGGGGTTATCCGGGTTCAATATGATATCTGATAACTTGACTTTCCTGATTTCAACTTTCATTTTTTCTGAACTCCAATGAGACCTGAAAATTTGCTCTTCTTTGCCTTACCTGGATCAATAGCAAGCCGGGCCCTAGCCGCTGGGGTCATGCCGAACTCAGATGCAAATTTCACCATATCGCCCGCGGCCTTGTTTGATATCCCGACAAGACAGTTCTGGATGACGTTTCCGGCCTTGGTAATATCCACCATACCGGCCAGCGGTCCGCCTTTTGCCACCCGCTTTTGAATCTCTTCCTCAGCAGTGCGCCACCTGGAATATGCCGAACAATAAGCGGCAAGGGTCGTCTGATCAATCAAGGAAAGAACCCCCATTACATGAAGGCCAACGGATATCTTGTCCCACTCCTCACGCGCATAACTGTCAAGATGTGCAGGCGGGTCCGGCATTCCTGGGGGTGGTTCTGGATCGATCTTTTTAGGGCAATGACTCCGGCTGCCTTCCAGTAGTTTTAAGTGTGTTGGTTTTGCTTTTCTTCCCATGATTTGACTCCTTGTTCTAATTATCGGAAA